GTCAGGAATTCCGAAATAACAGACTAAGCTTTATACCGCAGAACCACTCCGCGAGACTCCTCAAGAATTAGGGGTCGGGTGCACAACCCCCGAAACTTGACAAGTTGGTACCCATCATCCAATTATAAGTGTGTAACTTACGATTTGGGCTTTCTGTCTACAAGTTAGTCAAAGTCAGAGTCAGGATGCTCTTCGTCTTCGTACTTGTTTATGACGTTACTGAAAGTTTCATTCTCTCCAGTGACCTCGGTTTTCAAAGTCGCTAAAATGTCGTTTATGTTGTAAGGACGAACCATGTTAGCAAGAGCCACGAACATCTGTACTATACTAACAAAATCACTTCCTACCTCGAGCCATCCGCTTTCTCTAGTTCCATGTATCACATTAGGATCCGAAAGAACGGTGTCAAGTAGGTATAGATCAGTAATGAATGGTATTGTCAATTTACTCTTTTCTATATTACGTAGGTTAGCTGTTGTCTGAAGACAGGCCATGACGAAAGAACACACTTCATCATCAACCGTATTGCCAAAATATTGTGTATCGTTTTTCCATACGACCGTCTGAGACATAAGATTACCCGGATCAACGAGTTTTAACATACCATATTTATCACACATAAGATTTTGCACTGTACAGTCACCATGTAATGTACCTCCGCTTTCACGATGTGAGTCCATCAATGATTTAAGTCCCATGACTATGATGTTAACCGTCATAACTCTGATTTCATTACACTTCTCAAGTATAATTCCGACTTCATAGTTATCATCATTGAGCAACTTTACAACACCGAAAACACGAGCGAAGACTGAATACTTTCCAAATACGTAATTGGTAGAATGGACATTGATTGGTAGAGCAGGCAATTTCTTGACGAATAGATCACCATACTCACTTTTGACTTTCGCTAAAGTTACGTTGTTGCCATGGTTTTCCATTTCCGACAAGTTAAGCCAGTTCAATCTCAATGAATTATCTACGATGTTAAGGCCCATAAGCTCACAAAAATACTTGACAGTGCCAATAATATCCCGACGGGTACTAACACCAGGCAAGGGTATGTCGTGAACCTTTCCTTCCACACAGAATCGCACTCTGTACACATCTTGAGATTTGTAGACTTGAAAACAATTTTTCTGAACCGAACCACAATTGGGTGACAGGATATCCATTTGCATTAGTTAGTCAGTTAAGAATTTTATAAC